TAAGTGAAACTGCTAATAGTGGTGAGTGGCAAAATATAGAAAAGGAACCGGAGGTTAAATCTGTAGTAGATAATACTCAGAATTTACCTGATCATTTAGCAGATGCTTTCACAAAAGATTATTCTGGTGTAATGAAAAGAGTAGAAGAAAAGGCAAAGTTTAATCGTGGGACTTAAAGAAGACATAAAAAAAGTTTATGAAGAAAGCATCGGTGGTGGTTCTGATAACATAGAAAAACTAGCATCTGGTTTAGAAAAGGCAATTGAAGATTTTATTGTCAATCAACCCTTTACAGTAAAAAAATTATCTGCTACTGCTGTGGGTGTACAAGGAACGACTGCTCCTACTACGGCTACTGGTGCAAATGCTGGAGGACCAGTTGCTTCTGTTGTTGCTCCTACTGCTGTAACTGTACCTACTTTAACTGTTGAGATTGATGAAACTGGTGGTGTGGCTAACCCTAAAGGTTCAGTTGAATCACTAACATCAGAAGTTGGACTTGATAAAAATAAAATAAACAGAGATTATTAATGGCAATACTTGATAGAAGAAAAGATAGATTTGTAGATGACCAAGACCAAAGGGTGTCAGTTGGAATAGAGTTTCCTTTTGGAAGAGAAAGTGGTGGTGATGGGTATTTTAAATCCACAAAGACTACTGTTGATTCTATAAAAAATAATATTAAACTTCTTTTACAAACTAATAATGGAGAAAGAGTATTTCAACCAGCTTTAGGTATGAATTTAAAAAGATTAATGTTTGAGCAAATAACAGAAGAACTTATTATTCAAATTGAAAATAATATCGTAGATGTATTTCAAAAATGGTTACCATTTGTAGAAATAAGAAATATTCAAATAAGTGAACGAAATGAATTAAATCAAGTTAATATAAATTTAACATTTAATTTACAAAGAGCACCAAATAGTTTAGATAGTGTTCAAGTTACATTTGATGGTGTAGGTGCTGGAAGCACAACAAGTAATGGAGCATACTAATGGCATATACAGAAAAACAAAAATTAAAACCAACAAATATAAAGTATACAAATAAAGATTTTAGTTCTATAAAAACTGATTTGATTGAGTATACTAAATCTTATTTTCCCGATACATACAAAGATTTTAATGAAACTTCACCTGGTATGATGTTAATAGAATTATCAAGTTATGTTGGTGATGTTCTTTCTTATTATATTGATTATAATTACAAAGAAAATCTCCTATCAACTGCTTCTGAAAAAAGAAATATAAGGAGATTATCAGAATTTTTAGGTTATAAACCTATAAACAAAACTCCATCAGTTGCTAGATTAAAAGTAACTACAACAATAGATGCTGATAGTGATACAGGTAAACCACTTTTTGGTACATTGCCTTCATCAATAGATAGTGGATTACAAATAGCTTCTAATGTCAATTCACAAATTTTATTTGAAACAACAGATGAAATAGATTTTACATCAAGTGGTTCAGGCGATCCCGCTATAAGTGCTCCAACATTAAATGTCAATGGGGAAGCTGCTTCTTATACCATAACTAGATTTGTAAGAGCCGTGTCAGCTGAAACAAAAACAAAAATATTTAATGTAACAACTCCTACTAAATTTTTAGAGTTAGATTTGGGCGAAGATAACTTAATAGAAATTATAGGTTGTATTGATGGTAGTGGTCAAAAGTGGTATGAGGTAGATTACTTAGCACAAGATAAGATTTTAAAACAAACTTATTATACAGATGACTCGACACGAGCAAGTGCTTATGATCAAGGTGATGCTAGTGATACTGCATCTTCAATACCTATTCCATATGTTGCTGAATATATCAAGTCTACTAAAAAATTTACAACTAAGTTTGATGAAGATACACAAACATATAAAGCTTGCTTTGGTAATGGATTATTTAGATTTAGTAATTCGGGTTCAAATGTAGATCCTGTAGAACAAGCTGGTGTAACTATCAATGGAACTAGTCTTGCTGATATACCTAGTGTTCTTGGTGTTGCAGTGGGAAATAATCCAAATTTAGGTGAAACTCCATCAAATACATCATTGACATTTACTTATAGAGTTGGTGGTGGTGCTAATTCAAATGTTCAAGCTGGAGAATTAACTGTGATAAATAATTCTCCTACTGGAGTATCATTATCTGTTACCAATAATGAACCTACTACAGGTGGAACTGATGGTCAGACCGTAGACGAAATAAGAAATAATGCTAGTGCTTTTTTTGCTTCTCAACTTCGTTGTGTAACTAAAGAAGATTATACTTCTAGAATATTAAGTATTCCACCAAAGTTTGGTAGTATTGCTAAAGCTTGTGTGGAGAGATTAGATGGAGGACCTCTTTTAATTAATACATTATCTTATAATCAGAATAGACAATTAGTTCAAACTCCACAATTAGTTTTACAGAATATCGGTACTTATTTAAATCAATTTAGAATGATAAACGATCAACTTGATTTTGGATTCTCTTTAAACAATACTATATTTTCTGGTTATGTAATAAACTTTGGTGTTAGATTTGTGGTAAACTATGATAGGCGTTCTAATCCAACAGAAGTTAAAATAAATGTAATTAATACTATAAAAGAATTTTTTAAGATAGAGAAAATGCAATTTAAACAATCAATCAATATGAATGATTTACAATATAATATTTTAGGATTGGAAGGTGTAATTGGTATTAAAGAATTAAAACTATTTCAAGATGGAAATGATGAATATGCTGGTGGTAGAAAACTTTATTATTATAAAGGTGATGGTGAAATTATAGGAGATGATAATAGTTATGGGTTTAAATATAATTTTAATAATGCTATAGAGAATGGCATAGTAAGACCAGCAGTATCTCCAGCGGTATTTGAGTTAAAAAATCCTAATCAAGATATATATGGGAAAGTAATATAATGCATAAATATTTTTTTACAATCAAAGATACTTTTATTAATAGTGGTTCAAATCAAACAACTGGTGAAAATTTTAAAGATAAAAATACAGGTCAAGATGAAATTCTTGAATTAAAAAAAGTATTTTTTGATAGAACATTTTCCCACCCAACTCGTGTTCTTGTACAATTTGATACCGATAAAATCAAAAATTATATAACATCATCAAATGTACCAGTAAATTATAAACTTAATCTAAGATTGTATGAAACAGAGGGTACAAGTGGATTAAGTGAAGAATATAAAATAGCAGCTTATCCTTTAAGTGAAGATTGGGATGAGGGTGTTGGTAAAGAGGTAGATGTACCTAAAACAACCGATGGGTGTAGTTGGACATATAGAAAAAACAGAGACGGTGCTTCTGAAGTAGAATGGACATCACCTGGTGGAACTTATGTTGCTAGTGATGAGGTAACTCAATCTTTTTCATCGGAGTCTCCTGATCTTAATATGGATATTACTTCTATTGCTACTAAATGGTTTAATGGTGATAATACAAATTATGGATTGTTATTAAGATTGTCTGGTAGTAGAGAACAATCTACTGGTAGTTTTGAAGACATAAAATTTTTCTCAAGACAAACCAATACAATATACTCTCCTAAGATAGAATTAAAATGGGATGACCATTTACCAGCAACAGGTTCTAACACAGGTAGTTTGACTACCTTGGATGTTTCTGGCAATAGTGAGAACTACCTATACCCTATACACTTACGAGAAGCGTATAAAGAAAATGAAACTGTAAAATTTAGATTTGGTGCTCGTAAAAGATACATACAAAAAACATTTTCTACTTCAGTTCAAACTGTGAGTAGTAGTTTTATACCACATGGTAAGGGTGCTTATTCTATTATTGATATGGCAACAAACGAGTCAGTTGTTCCATTTAGTGCTTACACAACAATGAGTTGTGATACGACTTCTAACTATTTTAAACAAGATCTAAATGCCTTTGAACCTAATCGTGCTTACAAGATTCTAATAAAGGTCAACCATGATGATGGTCAGGAGATAATCTACGACAACGATTTTGAATTTATATTAAGGACATAAAATGGGTTACGGAGATAATCAAGGTCAAGCTGAACAATCACAACCTCAGGATCAAAATCCTATAGTTGAAATAAATCTGTTAGCAACAGAACAAGATAGTATTTACGAGCGTGATAATCCTGATGTTCAATATGTTGGTAGTTATCATAAACACGAAGATGGTACATTAATGGCAGGG